GAGGTGGCGAAGATTCACTTGCTTTTAGAACTAAAGAAGAAGCACAATCATACATTGATGGAAAAGGAAGTCCAACTTTAACAAAAGCTGATGTTATTATACCTAAAAAACCAGCAGAAGGTTTTGCGTGGGATTCAGATAAACAGCAATGGGTTGATAAATGGGAAGGTCAAAGAGGCACAGAAGAACTAGCAGACTTAACAGAAGATGAACTAAAAGCAGCTAAAGTTGTTAAAGATAAAAAGGGTAAAGAAACATTTACTGCTGGTGCAATTAATCTTACTGACTTAACACCTAAACAAAGAAGACTATTATTTGAATATAGAAATAGAAAGAATTTTAGAAAAGATCCAGAAAAATACAATTTTACTGATTTAAAAGAATTAAAAGATTCTGGTGTTATTCCAAAGGATGCAAGATTTATTGCTAATCTTACACCTAAACAACGTAAACTTTTAAAAGATAGAAGAAAAACCAATAAAGACCAAATTTATACTACCAATAGAGAGTTAAATGAACTTGGTGTTATTGGTGGAACTGAAATAAAAGCTGATATAGAATCACAAGTAGAAGAAAACTTAGTTGAAGAAAAAGATGCTTTTGATGTTGGCTTTGAATTAAAACCTATATTAGAAAAAGATAAAGGTATTAATATAGTTGATGGCAAAAAGTATGTTCGTGATGAACCTATTCAAAAGTTTGAAGTCATTAAAGTTCTTAAAGAAAAAGGAACTGACAGGGTTGTACAGGAAAAAGTAGATAGCATACATGAAGAAGAAAATGTAGCTTCTGCTCGTTTACGATATTTACAAAAACAAAATAATCTTCCTATAGATAAATATGCTGGTGAGCCTCTTATTAACAGTAAACAACTTGTTGAAAGAAGTCCAGAACTAGGAACAATGGCAATATTTGTCAATGACACTATAAATAAAATATCACCTACAACAAATGTTTTGTTTGCTACAGATAGAATTGTAGCACCAGAAGGTTCTTTAGGATTTAGCACAAGTGAAGAAACAGTTGGAGGAATTCAAGGTTGGTATGACCAAGCTGGTGATACCATATATCTTTCTTTGCAAAAATTAGAAGGCATGTTGGATGCTAAAGGAAGTCCAGTATCAACATCTAAAATGCTTGAATTAGTTTCACATGAATCCTTTCATGCAGTACAACGATTAGTTGGTAATTTAAAAAAGAAAGGAATCTTTACTGAAAAAGAACAAAAAGCATTAGATGAGGCTTTCCCCGGTGGTGAAATAAAAGATATACCAAAATGGGTACAAGATACTCTTGGTACAGAAGCAATGGATTACCTTAATGAATATTATGGTAAAAGAGATTTAGAAGCTGAAGAAATGCAGGCGTATGTATTTCAAGCATGGAATGCACAAACAGTTGCTAAAAAAAGACCTCCAGTAGGTAATACTATTCAACGTATATTTAGGAAGATTGGTGAAATACTTACTAAAACAAAAAGATTTTTACAAGGCAAAGGATACAATACTTGGGAATCTGTCTTCAAACTAGCTGGTGAAGGTAAAGTTGGTAGAAGAGGATTTGACTTTAAAACAAAAGAAGAAGCAGAGGCTTTTGGTAAGAAGAGAGCAGAAGAGCTTGAAGAAGCTAAAGATGTTCCAACAAGAACTGATGTTGACTTTGAAGAAGCTAAAGATAGAAAATTAGTTGATGCTTTAGATGTAGGTGAGAGAGTTATTACTCCTGCTGATGCACAATATTCTGTAGATATTGGTTCTAAAATTTTACCAGATACAGCACAAGAATATGCTAATAATGATATAGAAGAAACAAATGATTCTTTTAAAATTTTAGGTTTTGTTCCAAAGAAATCTACTCTTAATAAAATAAGAAGAGTTGCAAGAGCAATGGTTGATACCAAAAAAATGGATAAAGGTATACAAAGAGAAAAAAGAAACGAAACATTTTTACGAGATTTATATCCAGAAATACAATCTGAGCTAGAAGAACAATCAGAAGCTATTGATAATTATGATGGTGGCAAAGAAAGAGTTAAGCAAGCATTAAGAGTAATAATGAATGTTGCTGAAGCAAAAGTTATTGGAGCTAATTATAATATTGGAGACCCAGATACAACAATAAAACTTTCAGATGCAAAAAAAGGAATAGAAATACCACAAACATTACAAGACAATTATAACGCATTTAATTTTGAAAACTTTAAAGATGCTACTAAGATACCATATAAAAACAGAAACGCAACATTACCACAAATTATAGAAGATACTACAGCATTAGAATCTTTTGAGCAAATACAAGAAAATCAAAAAGCTACAAGAGTAGCAGAAAAAGCAATGTCTGAACGTGAGGAAAGAGTTGCTAAAGATTTAGAAAAAGTAAAAGAAGTTGCAACTACAAAACAAATTGCTGACACAAGAAAAGCAATACAAGAAGATAAAGCATTTAGAAAAGCAACTGATGTTGAAATAAATGAAGAAATTGTTAAACGATTAAAACCTAAACGACCTACACTTAAACTACCACCTAAGTTCTCTGTAGCAGTAGACATGATTAATAAGTCTCCTACAATTGAGGGTACAGGCAAGATACAAAAAGGCAAGAAAAGAATACTTGTTGAAAATGTATTGGATTATCTTGAAAACGATACACGTTCAAAAAATGATGGACAACCATTAGATATAACAAACGAAGAAAATTTCCAAAATTTTGTTGATCAAGGTGTTGCTGAATTTGAATATCAAATGACTCAACCAGAAACTGGAATGGGTTGGTACGATACTGATGTAGAAGAAGCAATGGCTCTTTTAGATGAGTATATTCCAGAATTAAAAGAATATCCTGTTTATAAAGAATTAATGCCTTTCTTAACTGGAATTGCATCAGCAGGAACTCCTGTAGGTGGTGATTGGAAAGTTGGTATTAAGGTTATAAAAAATTATATTGAAACAGGACAAATACCATCTATTAATACAGAAACTGGTAAGGCTTTTACAAGATATCCATCAACAAGAATGGCTTTAGAATTTACTAATTGGTATGTTCAAAAGAATGGATTAAAAAACTTTCTTACATGGTTAGATACACCCACAACTATTAAAGACATTAATGCTTTAAGAAAAGAAAGTGGTGTTTATAAATCACCTATACAACCAAAAGGAAGAGAAAATATTATTGGTGCTGACATGTTTGGCCCTAAAGTCGGCCCATTTATGAAAAAATTAAATGGAATTCAAGATGATGTCAGTGTTCTTGATGTTTGGATGAATAGACATTTTAACAGAAAAGCTGGCAATTTATGGCAAAGAAATGCAGATGGTAGTTTTAGAACAGATAAAAATGGAAATAGAGTAGCAGCAGACCAATCTAGAAACGACCAAGAACGTAATATAGTAAATCGTTATATTCAAGAAATTGCTAAAAAAGTTGGACAAAATACAGAAGACACTCAAGCAGTTTTATGGTATTTTGAACAAGGATTATACACAAAGTTAGGAGTTAAAAGTGAACCAACAAGCTATGCAGAAAAAACAAGAGAAGAGTTCAAAGATGTCCCTAAAAGAGGCATACGGAAGGGCGAGGAAGTTGATACTAGAAAAGTACAAAGAACCGCCGAAGAAGAAAAAATAGCCGACAATTACGTCAAAGGCCCAGACCCTAATCTAGAAGCAGAAGGTAAAGAAAGTGTTGTAGATATTGTTCCAGAAACTGGAGTGTTATTTAGCACTGAAAGTTTAATGGGTAATAATAATGATGAAGGCATCGTTAGTATGTCTGACATTATTATTGATGATAAAGTTAAATCTAGTTTATCTGGTGTAGATAAAACATACGTTTCAAAGTTAGATAAGTTAAGAAAAAAATATCCTAAGTTAGGTGGATGGTTAGCTAATACTGCTATTGAAGCAAGAATGGGCTTACAAGATAAGGGCTATGGTACTCGTAGAATATTAGATGCTATAGAAAGAAAACTGGGAATGAAACTGACAGACCCAGAATTACAAGATAAATATGGTTTAATAGATCCTTATGTAGCTGAAGAATTATTTCATGGTAGAACTGGTGATAAAATAGCTGAAATAGAACTTCTTTACCAAAAACCAATTTTAGAAATTTTAGAAAAGAATAAAATACCAATTGGAGACCTTGACCTCTATTTATATGCTAAACATGCTAGAGAACGTAATGCATCTTATGTAGAAAAAAAGAAAAAAAATGAAAAAGGTTTTGAAAAAATAACAGAAGAAGAAGCTGCTATGGGTTCTGGTATGACTGATAAACAAGCTGAAATTATTTTGGCTGATTTTGAATCTAGACCAGATTTTAAAATTCTTGAAGACATTGGTGAAAGAGTTAACAAACTAATGCGAATGAATTTAGAAACAAAATATGATGGTGGTATTATTTCAAAAAAATTAAGAGATGAATTACTTAATAAATTTAAATATTATGTTCCTTTGCGTGGCATAGATTTTGAAATAGATGCTGAAGAAACTAATTGGAAACTTGGTGTTCCATTAAAAAGAACAGAAAAGAAATTAAAAGTAACTAAGCCACCGGGATTCCAAGTAAGAAAAGAAGGTAAAGAAGTTAAGTTAGGCAGAGGTAGAGGAATACTTCCAGAAAATATAAGAGAAGCAAGAAATACTTTTGCTCAAGCATTAATTCAAGTTCATAATGATATTGTAAGAGCAGAGAGAAATAGAGTTGCTAAATCATTATATGACTTTGCTAAATTTTATCAATCTGAAATTGATTCTAATACAGATGGTCTTTGGACTATTATGGAAGACCCAGCAAATCCAGACCAAGCTGCAACCATTAAAGAATTTCAAGAACAATTAGAATCTTTTAGAAAAGAAAAAGGTAGACTTAAAGGTAAATGGAAAACTAAAAATCCGGGTGAGCCTTTTAAGTTTATGATAGATGGCAAAGAGAAAGTTATGCTTTTAGAGAATGAGTATCTTGCTCGTTTCTTTAATAACATAGGTGCTCAATCTGGTAATATGTTTACTAATGCACTTGGTAGAGTAACACGATACCTTGCAATGATTAACACAGGATATAACCCAGAGTTCGTTGTTGCTAACTTACTAAGAGATTTACAAACTGCAGGCATTAATATTTCTGATGAACAAACTGTTCAATTACGAGGCAACATGTTTAAGAATTGGAAAAATGCATTAAAAGGAGCTTATAGGGCTGAAAGAAATCCAAATGCTGCAGGCGAATGGGAACAAATATATAAAGATTATAAAAGAGCAGGTGGTAAAGTTGGTTTCTTTACATCTATTAAAACATTAGAAAATCAATTAGATGAAATACAAAGTGAACTTGGAAATCTTAATACAGAAAAAAAATCAAATGCAGCCCTTAGAAAAGGTTCTAAATTTTTAAAAGGAATTGGTAAATATATATCTGATGTTAACGCAGCAGTTGAGAATGCTGTTCGTGTATCAGCTTTTAAAGCGGCATTAGATGCTGGTTTTACAGAAACTCAAGCAGCAAGTCTTTCTAAGAATTTAACTGTTAACTTTAATAGAAAAGGTGAATGGGGTGGATTTATTAACTCCATGTACTTATTCTATAATGCATCTATTCAAGGTAGTGTTCGTGTACTACAGGCTTCATTTAGAAGTCCTAAAATAAGAAAAATTCTTTATGGTATCACTGCTGGTTCATTTGTATTAGACATGTTGAATAGAATGGTAGCTGGTGAAGATGAAGATGGAAGAAACAGATACGATAAATTAAGTGGATGGGTAAAATCTCACAATCTTATTTTATTCTTACCGGGCACTGAAAAGTATATAGCTATTCCTATGCCATATGGATACAACGTAATGGCTGTACTAGGACAAACTATGGCTTCATCTATGCCAGAAGATATGGGTGGATCTAATAAGAGACAAGTATCTATAGGAGATAATGCAACAAGAACTGTTGGTTCTATGTTTAATGCTTTTAATCCTGTTGGAGGTTCTTCTAGTGTAGTTGAATTTGTTTCACCTACAGTTTTAAAACCTGCTGTACAATTAATGCAAAATGAAGATTATGCTGGTCGTTCTATTTATCCACCAGATAATCCTTTTGATGGTAATGCAGGCCCACCAGATAGTCAAAGATTTTGGAATGCTTCAAGTATTTCTCAAGTAACAGCTAATACACTTAATAGTTTAACAGGTGGTAGTAAAGTAGAAAAAGGGTTTATAGATTTCTCACCAGAAACTATGGACTTTTGGTTTGGACATGTATTTGGTGGTGTTGGAGCTTTCACAGGAAGAACTGCTGAATTAGGTAAAAACATTCTTACAGGTCAATGGGATGAAATAGGCCCTAACCAAGTTCCATTTACTCGTAGAGTATATAAATCTCAGCCAACATTTGTTGATAAACAAACTTACTTTGATATTAGAGATGAAGTTACCATTGCTGAAAACTTAATAGAGTATCATAGAGAAGAAGGTAACAAAGAAGCTCTTAAAAATATAAGAAAAGAAAGAGGTAGTTTACTTCGTCTTCGACCAATGATTAAGGGAATTGAGTCTCAAAGAAGAAAAATAAGACAACAAATTAAGTTTATTGAAGACAGTAAGAGATTAACAGAAGATCAGAAAAAAGATAAAATTAAAAAACTATTAGATAGAGAGTCTTTAATTATACAAAGATTTATTAAAAGAGCAGATAGAATATTAGGATAGGAGACCAGATGGCTGAGTGGGAGAAAGAGATTGCTGAACTAAGAACTGATGTTCGCTACATTAGAGAAGACATTGGTATTATGCAAAAACAGATAAGAGACCTCAATAAAACCTCTCATATGGGTGTTGGTGGACTTAAAGTTTTCCTTTTAATTGGGGGAATTTTAGGTGCGATTTGGACTTTTATGAAAATTACTGATTGATATAAAACGAAACTTCCTCTATGGTCAAGAGGAACAATGATAGAACAAAAAGATATGGTGGATAAAAAGGTATATAAGCGTATACTCTGTATTTCAGATTTACACGCACCCTATAACCACCCTGATAGCATAGATTTTATTAGGGCATGCAATAAGGCTTTTAAGCCAGATTGTGTTATAAATATGGGGGATGAGTTAGATTTTTCTGCTTCAAGTTACCATGAATCTTCAACAGAGTTATATAACCCTGCGAAGGAACTTGAAGAAGGAAAAAAGATTATCAAGAATTTGGAAAAAGTATTTCCATCTATGATGCTTTTAGACTCAAATCATGGAAGTATGGCTTTTCGTAAAGCTAATACAGCAGGTATCGCAAGAAGTTTATTAAAACCTTACAATGAAATGTTAGGTGTAAGCAATAAGTGGACTTGGCATGATACGATTACACTAAATACACCAATGGGTTTAGTGTATTTTGTGCATCAACAATCATCCAATGTACTACAAGTTTGTGCTGCTGTTTCCATGAATGTTGTGCAAGCTCATTATCATACGAAAGCATGCATACATTACACATCTAGTCCAGAAAAATTAATGTGGGCGATGAATACAGGATGTTTAATAGATAAAAATCACTTAGCTTTTAAGTATAGTCGTGTTATTGTAAAGCGACCAATTTTAAGTTTAGCTGTTGTAGAAAATGGCATACCTAAAATTGTTCCAATGGTACTTAAAAGAAATGGAGAGTGGGATGGAAAAGTACACCTCTGAAGACATGGTAAATAGACCACCACATTATCGGTTTGGTGGGTATGAGTTATTAGATGTTATTAAAGCGAAATTAAGAGAATCAAAAATGAGTCCTGCACAGGCAGGTCTATGGATTCAATTAGTACAATATTTATTTAGATATGATGTAAAGGGCAAACCTTTTGAGGATCTTAATAAAGCAAAATTTTATCTCAATGATTTATACAAAGAAACCGAAAAAACCCATAAAGACTAAGGCTATCAAGGACATGTCGTTTAAAGAATTTGTCATTGAGATGCAGAAAACTAACAAGCTCAGAGCCAGAGTTGGCAATGTGCGTGTAAAAACAGGAGGAAAGAAATGAAACTCATTAAAGATATTTGGGAACACTTAAAAGAATGGTCGGACTGGTCGATGAAGGACTGGATTAAGGCTGGTATAGTGTGCGTTGTTGTTCTATTTGTTATCTATAAGATGACAGGTGGAGGAGCAGCGTAGCCCATGTTAAATTTATTAATTAAACCCTTGCTCGGCGTTGCCGGGCAAGCGGTTTCTGGCTTTGTAGAAACAAAAAAAGCGAAGGCTCAGTTGAAACTTACAGAAGTTCAAGCAGCAACTAAGTTAAAACAAGACCAAATAGCCG